GCCGTCACGGTAATATAGAACACGATCTGGAAGAAGGTGTTGCCGCCATCCGTTGCCTTGGGCACCGTAACCTTGGTGGCAGACCTATCTACGTTGGTGCCGTTAAGCGCCAGCCAAATGGTGGCGTCGTGGTCAGCGGTGTCAGAGTTCGCAAGCTGCAAGTTCGGAGCGACCATGTAAGTCCCGGCGGCGGCGAAGGTCAGACGCGTCAAATTAGTCCCGTCGGTGGCCATCGTTATACCAGCCCCGGCGATCTCGGTGGTGCCAAACTTAACCGCGGTTGCGGCAGTGGTGCTACCGGTCTGGTCAGTGATGTCAGAGAAAGAGGCAAAAGCTCGGCCAGTGACCGTGCTGAAAGGCACCTTGCCGCTGAGGATGTCGACGTTGGTGATGTTCACCTCGCCTGTGCCCTTGGGCGTGATGTTGATGTCGATGTTGGTATCGGTGCCATCGGCACCGAGTGTATTGCCGTTGAGGTTAACCCCGGCCGCTGCTGCGCTGGTGGCCAGTGTCGTCGCCTCGACAAGCGTCATACCGGAGAAAGACCCCGAGAATGTAACCCCCGAGATCGCGCCCCCGGTGATGCTTACCGCGCTTGAGTTCTGTGTGGCGATAGAACCTAGACCCAACGCGGTACGCGTCGCGGCTGCGTCGGAGAAGGTGCCAGAAAACACGACTCCGGAGACAGTCCCCCCGGTAATGGCCACGGAGTTTGCGTTCTGTGTGGCAATGGTCCCAAGTCCCAATGCGGTACGGGCCTGCGGCACGTCTGTGAAGAGCACCTTGGCGATGCTCACCGAGCCAGTGCCGTTGGGGGCCAGCACGAGATTGCCGTTTGTGTCGAGCGTGCTGATGGTGTTGCCGTCGAGGCGGACGTTGTCCACCGAGGCAGAACCGGTACCCAGCTTTAGCGCCGTAGTAGTGCCAGTCGCGCTTAGGACAGATTTCTCCGCGGCCTCAGGGCCGCCATCGATGTGCAACAGCTGCGAGAAGCTGTTCTTGATCTTCTCGTTGGTCAGGTTCGTCGACACGGTGCTATCCCCATATAAGGCTTACGGTAGCCGAACACGGCGCGGCTGGAGAAGTAGGGGCCCTGAGGCCCCTACTCGTGTTGTTACCCGGCCATAATGACCCAGTTAGTGCCGTCGCTCACGAGCTCCGCCCAGTTACCGGCGGTACCGGTGACGATCGCGGTGCCCGCCGCGCCGCCCGCAAGCGGGACAACGTTCGACGAGGCAGAGTTTACAGCTTGGGCTTGGATCGTCTTGATAACGATCCGGCGGCCAACCCACGAAGCGGCTGCGGGAAGCGTGACAACACAAGCCGAACCGGTCTTGTTGTTGATCAGCATAGTCTCCGTGTCCGCGACAGTGAAGTCAGCAGTCTTCGTTACCGGTGCATCACCGGTAACACGCATCCGCTGCAGAACAGCCTGACCACTGGTAATGGTCACATTGTCCTGCGCGACTCCTCTGTATACACCCATGTTCAGTCTCCTTTCATGAGGAGATGGGGGCCGAAGCCCCCATCATTAGGCCGACGGAACAACGCCGAGATCGGCACCCATGTTGACGATCGCCAGAGCAATCTTGACGCGTGCAACGTCAGTGCTGTTCGTATCGATCGTCATCAGGATGTCGGTGTCCGCGGTCTGGTACCGCGCCCCGTTCGTAACACCAGCCGTCGTACCGACAGCCGCGTTCAGGTCAAAGTTAGCCGCGAACAGGGTGGTCGCGCCGGACACACCGACGTCGATGGTAGCAGCGGCCCCTTCAGCACGCGCCAGCGTGAGCGCAGCAGCGATCACGTAGGAGCCCTTAGGGAGCACACCGATAACCAGCGTGTCGGTGGCAGCCAGTGCGGTGGCACCAGCAGCCGTACGAGCCGCGGCAATCTTACGGAAATCGATGTCGATCTCCAGAACATTCACGCGGTTGGTGTAGTTGGAGGTGAAGCCAACCGAGTTCTTGTAGAACCCGAGAGAGTCAGTGTACGCAACCATGATCAGGTCTCCTTATGCGAACTGGACGACGGCTTGCGCCAGCGCCTCGGGCTTCACAACCTTGTAGCCGTACACCTGCAGGCCGCGAACGATGTTGCCGAAGGTGGACTGCGCACGGAGCGTTTCCATCTCGGTCATCTGCGACGCGAAGGTGAGGCCCATCTTGTGACCGGCGATCAGCGAAGTCTTGCCGGACGAGACGTTCAGGTTGTGCGACACGTAGAGCGTGAAGCGGTCGATCATGCCAAGGCGGCCGTTGCGCAGCGGGCTGGAGCTATCAGCGGTGAGCGAGGCGTCCTTCAGTTCCGACTTCTTGATCAGACCAGCCATACGGGCCGGGATGACGAGGAAGCGGTCCGACTCGGGCACGTTAGCTTCATCCAGCACGGTGCCCATGTCGACGATCAGGTCGATCACGGCAGTCGTGCTAGTAGCGCCGTCCTTAGTCACGGTCAGCGGAGCAGCAAGCGTGCCGAGGTTGAAGGCGCCGGACTGCTGGCCAGCGGTAGCGCCCTTATTGAAGGCACCGATACCCGGGAGCATGTCGGTCAGCACGCGCTGATCGATCTTGATTTTCATCTGCTCCGAGGCGTCCTTCGACCACATGTCCATCAACTTGATGTCCGACTGGACACGGTCGATGTCGTCTTCGACGCAGGAGAAGTATTCGCCTTTGTCGATGACGAGTTGCAGTTTCGGAGAGTCGGGGTTCTCCACGACGAGGTTTTGGCCCTTGACGTACTCGCGGATCGTAATGTTGGGCTGGGTACGGATGTTGACCGTATCGCCCTGATTACGAATCTCACCTTCGTAGTCAGTGTTGCTGATAGCAGCAAGCACAGTAGAGTCGTAGAAGTTCTCGATCAGTTTACCCGACCAGATTTCCGGAATAAAGTTCCCCGAGTAATCGGGGCGTCCGGGTGCAACAGGATAGCCCATGTGTTGTCCTTTCACTTAGGCAGTTTTAGGTGATACGACCCTCTCGCTGTGCAGCGAAGATGTCGCGCTCGATCCGGTCACGCTCCTGCTCCCGACCTTTATACAGACCTTTACGTACGTCGTCAAAGAACTTGGCGACTTCCCCACGAGCGTAAGTCTTAGTGTCGTTACCAGTTGTGGTACCGGCAGCAGTGCGCCCACGCCCGGGTGCAATCTGTTTTTCGAGTTGGGTGGCAGCTACGTTCCGAGTTTGCTGAGCAACAGAACCGCTATTCAAAGACTGCCATGTACGGAAGAAACCTGCGACTCGCCTCGCGTCGAGTTGTTCCTGCGCCGCGTCGAGGTAGGTCTGACGGGTCACGCCCGACAGAGGATCAACCTCCAGCAACCAGCTGTGAAAGTTCTGGTTGGCGTTAATCTCACGCCAGTCCGGGACTTCCAACGACAACTCCGACCAGAACATCTGCTCGGCATTTAGCATCTGCCGCTGGACCACGCCCTCGACCTTGGGGACGACATTGGCCTGCAACTGCATGACCATTCTTTTCAAGTCGGCGATCTGCTGGTTAGCCGCGGAGACTTCCTCGCGGGCAGCCCTCCGCATAACCTCGATCGAATCGCCGTACTCTTCCACGTCCTTGTTGGTGATGAGCTTCTCCGCCGCAACCTGTGCAGATGCCTGCTGGGGAGCAGAGAGCGACGACAACAGCTGTTCTAGCTGCGTGACGCGTTGGCCCAGTTGATTGTTCTCCGCCCGTAGACGGGTGGTGTCAGCGTTGTACATCCCTTGAAGGGACCGCCAGCGCTGCTCGTAGGTCTGTTCTTCCTTCGTGGTGTCGGGTCGCCCTTGCTCGGCGGGCGCCGACTCAGTTGCAGCATCGCCAGCCCCGTTGGCTGCTTCAGTCTGTACGGCCGAAGGCTCCACCTGCTCGGCAGGCTCGGAGTTCAGGTCTTCGTACAACTTAGCGACAGCCTCAGACTGCTTTCGAATTTGCGCGGGAATAGCCATTTGGACGCTCCTCTCGGGTGTGCGTGGTTGGATCAGCTGCCTCTACGAGGCTTTGCTGCTAAGTCAGGGGACTCCGTCATGAGCTTATACAGCTCTGACAAAACCTGACACCGCCCCTGTGCAAGTGTCACGGTCTGTGGTCCTACGTTGGGGAGCCGTTCAAGCTCCGAGGTCCTCCATTCTCCCAGCCACTCTAGGATGACTGGGTATTGGCGGACACTGACTGCCAGCGCGTGGACTACTTCGGGGGAGACCTGCTTCACTGCGGGGCTCCGTTAATCAGGTTGGTCCCTCCGGCGGGTGCGCCGGCGAGATCGGTATTCTCCATGGCGGGCTGGCCGCCACCGGGGGCGGGCATCTGGCTGGCCGCGGCGGTGCGCGTCTTCATTGCCAGTTTCTCGCGCGACGGGACAATGTCGTCGACTGGCATCTGCAGGCCCTTAGCCACCTCGCGCAGCAGCGCTGCGCGGCCATCCGAGCCGATGATGTTGATGTCGAACTCGTTGGCGGTGGCGTTGAGGAACTCCACCCGGCGGACGTTGACCGTCTCCTTGACAGCGAGGTTAACCGCACCCTTGGCGATGACCTGTGCGTCGCCCTTGATGGACTCGTCCGGATCATAGCGCATGTTGTAGACAAACTGGCGCTGCACGATGGTCTTGAGCACGTCATTGTCGATGTGCATGACCACCTGCCGGATACCCTTGCCCGCTGAACCCATCAGCATGGATAGACCAGAGGCTGTGCGCCCAGCCCCCTGCACGTTGGTGTCGCCGTAGATGTAGGCCGGGATGCCGCTGTGGTCGTCAGCCATGCGCGAGAAGCGGTCGTAGACCCCGACCAGCGTGTTGGCGTTGTCGTTAGGCTGGTTGAACCGCACCGCCGGTGCAGACGAACCCAGCGGATCGTTGAGCACCTGCCAGATTTTCCACGGGTGCATCTGAGTGATGTCCTCGTTGGGCGGCAGACGTTCGAGATTGACCTCGACCTGCGGACCAGAGGCGATCGCCATGTTGTTAACCAGTGCGCGGGCGGCCGCGTTGCAGACGCCCTGAATATCCTCGATGATCTCGGGAATGCCCTTGCCCCAGAAGGAGCCGGGCTGCTTGATGAACGACGTTTTGGCGTAGGGCTTCTCCCCCAGCGGGTCGTAGTTCAGCACAGCCTTGATGATGTAGTTGCCCACCGCCCAGATGTTCGCGTCGTACTCGCGATCCGGATCGGGGACCTCTTCCTCGGACATGCCCCACTCTTGGAGCATCCGACCACTGATCTTGCCCCAAAACTCAAGAGCGTCGTACACGTCGGTCGGGCGCAGTTCTGTGTGGAACTTGCGCTCCTCTTCCTCACGCGAGCTTTTCTGCCACTCCTGCACCCATGACTGGGTGTTGCCGATCTCAAGGACCTTGCGGATGGCTTGGTCGTCATACCCCGGCACGCCGATGAGATCGGCCAGCTGGGTGCGAGTCATCTCGTGGTACTCGAAGATGTACCCATCGTTGATCCGGGTGATCCCCGGTTCGGGGTAGATGTTGAACGGGCTGACACGCTCGTATTCCGGCGCGATGCGCTCACCGGGCTGTAGCGCTGCACCCTCCCACTTGAGGTACCGCTGGCGCCGGACGATCGGCCCCTTGATGAAGGCCGCCGGGAACGTGACGAGGTCGGTGATGAACTCGTTGAACGCATCGGCCCACCCACCTTGGGCGAACTGGTCCTCGATCTTGACCCGCATCCGGTCGACGCGATTCTGCGCCGCCTGCAGGATTTTGAACCGGAACTCCTGCGCGACCATCTCCTTGAGCTCAGCGAGTTGAGTCTTGTTGGGCGCTTGGCCAGAGGACTGAAGTACCTCCATGACCCGCTCGGCGAAGGCAAGCTGAAGCTCCTCCGACTCTTTGGGCGAGAGGTCCGGAATGGGTGTGGGCTGCAAGTCCCACGGGGGTGTGCCGCTGTCGAGCAAAATGTCGCGCAGCCAGCTTTCGGCCGCCCGGCACTTCACTTCCGTGATCATCATGTAGACCTCGGAGCCACCCTGCGCCTTGATCGCTTTGAGCGTATCGGCCTCGTACTCACCGTTCCGCTGCCGCATGGCCTTGAGCATGATGTCCGTGATCGGATCACGCGCGATGCGCGCCGCGTCCCAGCACTCCTTCAGGTAAGCGGTGATTCCCAGCAGAATGGGGCTGTTCTGACGCGCGGCGAGGTCCCGCTCGGCCTGCGCTCGCTCTTGCTTAACAAGTTCGTCGTTACCGACGACGCGAAGGAGTGTCAGACCAGCCATGTGGTGGATCGCCTCAGATGTTCTTGGGCTTAGACGGACCCCGCGGAGTCGTCGGCTTGTTCTTCGGGTTAGCCTTGGGGATTGGCGACGTGGTCATGCCGCGGTTGGGATTCGCCTTGGGCTTGGGCGACGTAGTCATGCCCGGGCCGGGTTTGCCCGGCGGCTGCGCATTGCGGTTGCCACGCTCGACCGTGCCATACTGCTTGGCAAAGTCACTACCCGGCTTCATCGGTGCTTTCATAACGTACCCCTGCATGAACTTTGTGCCACAATACACAGTTGACGCTTCTGACGCAAGCGAAACCCCGCCGGGGGTGGACCGGCGGGGTAAGTCGAGCAGGCAGCGGAGCAGGGAGGAGAAGCCCGCTGGTACAAATTATCTATCACACCCACCCGCGTGCGTCAACTCTCTTTACGTCACGTCGCTGGTGCATCAACGCGCCACTATCGAGACTACCAATGTGCAGGCAGAGATAACTGATGGCGTCCCCGATGTGGCTGTGCTTACCTGCGTCTCCACCCTTCTCCAACCCATCGCCATTCTTCTTGAACCGGTACCCACCCATCATGGCGGCTTTAAGTCTCGTGCAGCTGGGGTCGACTAGGAACCCCGGGTCACCGTCCACCTGTCGCATGAGGTAGTCGTCGACGGCGGCGATGCGCGCCGTGATGCTGTTGGTCCGGGCTGGCATGACCCTGAACCCCTCGGCCTTGATGATGTCGACCGCACTGCGCTCGTCTGTCTGCGCCCTCTGGATACCCGCCGGGTCGACCACCACGATGACCGGCGCCCCCGCGAAGCGTTCGTAGAGCAGGGGCTTGAGCACCGTCCTGACGAAGCGCTGCACCCCCATGTCGTAGCTGACCGCCTCGGCAAGGACGAGGGCACGCCCTCGTGGGTCCTGCTGTCCGATCACCGCGGCAGGGGTGAGGCCGAGGTCCATTCCCACAATGACAGGGCGAGTGCCATTGAGGAAAGGTCGGAGAGGGCTACGGGACATATGATAGTCTGGGCGGAAGTATTTGAACACTGGGGTCCCGGCAAGCGAGAGTCCGTAGTCCCCGTCGATGAAAACCCGGATGTACTCCTCCGAGCGACCTTGGGTGTCATAGTATCCCTCCGGTAGGTTCTCGATGTTCTCCGCATAGGGGCTCCGTCCCGACGGTTGCTTGAAGACATCCCATCCGTTGTTGTTGGGGGTTACCCCATCCTTGGGATTGAGATGCTCCATCTGGTAGTACCACCACGTGTCCATGGTGGGCGGGTTGGTATCCGCCCACATCCCATGCCACGTCGCCCCACCATCCTTGGCGGAGGGGAATCGGCCGACCCGCTTAGACATCGCATCCACGATGTCCGGGTGGATGTCCCGGCATTCGTTAAACCACGCGAAGGTCAGTTCGAGCGAGTTCAGGTTGGCCACGTCGTCCGCGTCGTCCAGCGCGCGGAACATAATCTCGCACTCCACATCCCCGACCTTGAAGAAATAGGTCTTGGTGGTGCGCATGAAGTGGCCACAGACCCCCGGAGGGAACCAGTCGAGGAAGGTCTTGATCGTGGTGTCCGAGAGTTGGCGCACGGTCTCACGAACCACAGCGCAGCGGGTCTTGCGCACGCCCTGCTCGTTCGGTTTCTGCTGGGCAGCCCGCCGGACAATCTCGAAACAGCACGCCACGCTCTTGC